AACAACCGCATATGCTTCTGGTCATCAGGTGTGTCTTTAGTAGGAACCATTAGGAAGTGAAACACATCCGAGCCAGAAGGTTCATCTGGAAACTCACAAATCATTCTAAGCATTGGATTACCTGCTTTTGAATTCATCATTTCGGCTGAGCTTACGCGGACATGATATTGTCCAGCGGGGAGAGCTTTACGCTCCTGTATATCCTCGATGCCGTCGAGCGCGAGGCTACTCAAATCTACTTGAGTGTCTGACATAGTAAAATCCTATGTTAAGGGTTTATTAATTGGTAAAATTCGACCATCGAAAATTACCGTCTCATCAGCCGACCTAGACCGGAGTCTTGTGGTTTACTGAATTCTTTTATCGTTACATCTTCTACGGCATCAAGGTTAGGTAACGATCTTCTAACTTTGATGTTATATCGGTCAGGTTGGGTCAACATAGAATATTTCCCATCGACACATTGAAACTTCAGTATGTCTGAAAATAACATAGGGATTCTAGTCTTCAACTGACCTGTCAATACAAGCTCATTAACTATCTTCTTAGTTAGCTCGTCCTGTATTAATGTGTCGTGAGCAGTGATATAAACAGTTTTGGGAAGTGACGTTAGTTTCCTAACAGTATTCTCAATTGTGTTTAGTTGCGCGGCCCAGTCGTCCATTGCTGGTTGTTGTCCCATACGGTTATTAATATATAAGACAGCGTCCATGACAGCTTTCGACATTGATGTAAGAGAGTCTATAGCTATTACATCATACTTAGCTAGTTCTGACTCGTCTTTCAGGATAGAGTTAAAGTCTTTGACGAAATTGTCAAAAGCTTTTGGTTGCTCACCCGTTGCAGGAACAGATCTTGCGTTCTGCTTAGAGCTTAGCGATCTTGCGGCTATCTCTACTACGTCAGGAAGGTACAATTGATAGTCTATTGCATCATCCCCTCGTAAGGAGTTCAGTGCATTATCCTCGAAGCAGAAAAGTAGCTTCTTGCCTGGTAATGTTCTGAGCTGTGTGGTTTTGCCGGATCCAGCAGGACCAATTGCAAGTATACGCAATCGATCATTCTTGTAGTCCTTTGCTTTTTGTATTTCCATTGTCCTCTATTGGTTCATCAAAAGGTGTCCACTCATCCACTACGAAACCGTCTGGGGGATCATCTCTATCGGGAAGATCACTCATGCATGGTTTCATTCTGCATAAATTAAGAAAACTGCATTGACCATATTTAGACTGACAAGAATGAGGGCTTCTTGGGAAAGCCTCTGCTTCAATTGAGTCTTTATATGATTTATACCAGTATCTCACATCATCTAGCCATTCTGCTACAAGCATATCGCTATAATAGATGGGTATGCGTTTGAAATGGAATTGAGTTTTATGTACGAGAGAGGCATCTACATATACTCCACCAAATTCACGATCATTTGGAAGCTCATTCATGTGTTGCATGAAAAGCACAGCATACATATATCCTTCTATCTGAGAGTTAGGAGAGAACGATTGGATAAAATCGGACCGAAATCCGGTGGTCTTACTAAACATGGTGCTAGTCTTATGCTCTACGAGCCATAGCTGACCAGTCTCATCTTCGATAACCTTGTCTATTCGACCTGAGTAGAATATCGTCTCATCCTCTAGTTCAAGGGGCACACAAAACGGTTGCTCTGTTGCTACTAAATTCCAACGGTTCATATGTTCTGCGAGTTCCTTGTAATAATAAAAGTACATCTCCTTTGCTTTGATTGGAGTTCTACCTTTATACGTTGCCATTTCCTCGGGTGTAGGTTCGAGAGGCCAGCCAGCTTCGACCCAAATGAGGCCAAAAGCTGTCATAGCTGTATCTGCCATAGCATTGGCAAACTCGCTAGACTGACGCAATCTGTTCCACTCTGACCCTGTTGGTCCTGAAATGGAACGTGCTTCGTAAAAAGCTGAGTAGAGTGCGTCTAATCCGGCATGCCAGGCTGAACCGAATGCAAAATATATCGGTTCAGTTCCGGCTGGACGCCAATGCTTGACATAGCGAAGATAGGCTTTCCGAGGACACTCACGGTATGCAGTAAGTGTGCTATTGTCAAGCGGCTTCATAGGTCTCCTTACTTGAGTCCTGCGTTTGAAAGGACTTGAGCAATTTGTTCTTTACTCAAACCTTCAAACAGATCGGTAACCTTATCTTCGACCGACTTCTTAGATCGAGTGGCACGCTGATCAAGTCTAAAATCTGCCATAACTTTTCCGACATCTTTTGGATCTGTTCCAGCTCGTAGGTGCCCACCAATTCTCTGCTGGACAGCTAGCGTTGCGCCTCGCTTATAGAGATCCCATACACATGGCTCTCCGTAAATCTCGATTGCTTCTTCTAGTGTATTACCGATGTTGACATCAGCGGATCCACTTTGTTTTACGCCTTCTACTGAGGCATTAGCTGTAAATGTAGACATATTACTCCTTAGTCTTTAGGTTAGCATTATACAAAGCTCTTGCTGAGGTAGATCCCCACAGAGACTCTGGTAATGTTTTGTATGTCTTGAGAAGAGCATCTTTAGCATCCTCATCTCCAGACATTGATGCCTCTTTAACGAGTGCATCATCTTTCCTCTGAAAGACACGGTCTTCCAAAGGCTCTTGGTCAGGTATATCTCCAACCGAAAAGTCTTCTACATCATATAATACTTCATTGACAGGAAAGGTCTGCTTTCCTTCTTTGTTAGTTTCTATCTGCTCACTTACTAAGGCTGATATATCGTGTGTGCTTACTTCTTGAGATAGCTTTATACCAGGCACATTCAGCAGTGGCTTGTCTAGTTTTTGGCCACTAATCTCTTCATATCTTTCTATAATCTCGGTATTTGTATGCTTGACTAGTAGACCATCTCTTTGCATGGATTCCATACATGAGGTCAGTACATTTATAAGATTAGAGCCTATGCCTCGTCCTTTAGTATCACCCCCGAAAGATTCCATGCAATCATATACTGCTACAATGGTTTCAATCTTAACTCTGACACTATATGTACGAGTGCCGGCACGTCTCAGTGATTGATCTATTTTAGACTCGTAGTCTTCACCAGCTTCTTCTCTGCTTTTCTGGTATGATTCTCTTTTACGGTCAGCTTCAGCTTCTATATCTTTTTTCATCGGTTTGTCCTTCTTATCAATACTATGTAAAGGCACGCAAAAGTTGCCAACATAAGTAAACTCATTTGTTGTACTCTTAGTAATGCAATTCGTGTGCCAACTTGACAGACCTGAGAGATTTAATATTTCTCTCCATTTTTTCACGAATTGCTGTTGAAGCAAAGTCGCTAGGGTTTATTTTAAAACCTCTAGTCTTTTCAAACTCTATTAAGTAACTTTGCAGAAGTTCTATAACTTTCGGATCAATTTTAACTTCCATGTTATATCTTACGCTATAGTTTATCAAATTGCAAGTTATTTTTTAATAAATTATCGATTTTATCGGATTCTCTTTCAATTTGCTGACTTTCTTTCCTGCTTATCAGTGGATATTCAATATCTTCGGTGAAATCACAATCTCGGCAGAAGTAATGTACTGTCATATTACCTCCTTGCATAACATTTGTAGCATAGAAGTTACTAACGTCTAGGTCACTGCTACGGCATTGTGTGCATTCTAATTTACCTTCTATGTGACATTTTATGGTCATGCGAGGGCCTTTATGCCAGAATTCAAACTTGCGTTTGTATTGTTTATTTTCCATATGACTCTCTATGTATTATGTTTTTCATTTCTACAGTGGTCAATTCTTTTACGTTACGACTGTAATTAGGTCTAGCATGCGAATGTTGTCTGCTGGTTGAGCTAGAATACTTATCACTGTTCTCATACCACCAGCCTTTTCTAAATAAGAACATAGGATAATGTGTCCCGTATGAATACACAACGTATAGTTTGCCTATGTTACGAGCAAACAGGTTAGAGCCATCAAACTCTCTTCTATTCTCAACGTAAAGACGGCAAACTTTATTAGTTATTTTGTCCATGTTTTTTCCTTGGGTTAAGATTAAAATCTGCAACTAGGTCTTTTATTTCATCCATAGTTACGTCATGTTTTGCGGCCCCTCTATTGGGATTCTTAACCATAAAGTAAAAGAGCCACAGTTCTTGCTCAGCGATAGGTAGATGCCGTCTAGTTTTGAGCAATTGTATTCCGGCATTCTTTGCTAAATTATTTATCATTATCTAAATTCTCCTCTAAGTAATAAAATTCAGCCGCATCAGAGTAAGCACTGAGGTCTCTTATGTAGACTTCTGGTACTTTTGCGGACGGTGAGTCTGCTAAGTGAACTATTTGGTTTTTCTTCAGGTACTCGGCAGTCTCTCTTTCTATATCAGACCGCAGAGCTTCTTTATCTATCTTGTATTCTTTAAAGAACGGTAGACCTTTAAATACGTGTCGCTTGCTATCCATGGTCAGTGTACCGGTCTAGATGTTCTAGCTTATCTAGGAAGTCAGGGTCTTCATGCCAGTCGTGTGTGCCAACATTATGGCAATCTGCATTATAGATAGTCTGGTCTGGATCTTTTGCAAACTCTATTTCATCAATGTCAAAGTCGGAGATATACTCTTCACAGTCGTGGCCTTTATTAAATCCCCAAGCTTCTGTCATACCAACGGAGTCATTATCCCATTGTATATTAGATACATGAACTGCTAGGTCTAGACCATTTAGTTCCCAATCTATTTTCATAAATCCTCCATATCAAAAACCGCTAATCTTCTTTCTTTAGCATAGCGTATCTTTAATTCGGTATGTCCGTCCATCTTTAGATCTCGTAGGTTTCCTACCATGCCATCCCATTTAGAGCCTATATCCATGACGCGGAAGTCTGCTTGTCCTTGCAGGGCTTTCTGTACGTCTTTTCTGGATTTGTAATCTTTGCCATATGCCGGTATCATTGTGATCATATTCTATCCTTTAGTTTATTTTCTAGGTTAACAATTCTGGAAGTATGAGATTTAATGCCTTCCATTAAGAT